CTGGTCAAACTGGTTGTTTCAGGGTGTGCAGTATGACAAGGCCTTTGTGAAATCAGGTTGGGTAGGCGAAACTGAAATCAAGTGGGGTCGTGTATGATCATCAGAGCCATGGAGCCAAGAGAATTAGATGTGGTGTTGAATCTATTCAACTACTACTGTGAAGCCGCTGCCATCAGTGAAGAACAGTATGATCAAGATCGTGCTAGAGAAACTGTGCGTGAATACTGCATCAGACCCAATCTATTTTTTAGAATAGCAGTCAACGGTCAAAGACCCGTGGGCTTGATTGGTGGTTTTATTTCACAAGATCCTGTAGAGACACAGGTCACTGCTACCATACAATTTTTGTATTTGATTCCAGAATTCGCTGAAATCAACAATTATCAAAACCTAGTAGATGAATTTACCAATTGGAGCAGCCAATTCAAAGTCACACAGATTAGAGCCATTGACATTGGAAACAAACTAGATAGACTCAATGACGTCTATGATGAACTAGGATTCTCTCCGGTTAGAGTGTCTATCATGAACAAGGAAATTGCATAATGGGATTTTTCAGTAGTCTTGTAGGCGGTGTAGTTGGCTTCTTGATTGGTGGCCCTGTTGGTGCTGTGATAGGTGCTGGACTAGGTGCTACCAAGGTAGGAGAAAAGGTTGTAAATTCCGTAATGGATTTTGTGCTACAACCGTTCATGCCAAAATTGCCAGACATGGGAGCCAGTGGATCAGCAGAGCGTGAGCAAGGTGTTATGTTGCAACGTCAAGGCTCAAACACAGCAATACCTGTGGTCTATGGCTATAGAAAAGTTGGTGGCAGTGTGGTGTTTGCAGAAACTGGTAGCACAGACAACAAATATCTCTATGTGGTCTATGTGTTTTCAGAAGGTGTAGTAGAAGGTGTGCGTGAACTGTATATTGATGATTGGCAGTTGCCAGTTGATCTTGCAGCCAATCTCAATGCCGGTCAGTTGGTAAATGTGCCAACACCAGCCTCTGCCAGCAATAGATATGGTGGTAGAGTGCAGTTGCGTTGGAGTCCAGGTGTGCATTTTGCCAATCCAAGAAACAGCACCTTGGGCACCACGGTCAAAGGTGATATCTTTGCAGATGCACCAAGTTTCACAAGTGACATGGTTTTCAATGGCTTGGCTGTGTTGTTTGCCAGATATGAATGGAAGAAGATAGTCACACAAGAAGATTCAGATCTAAATCCTTTCACAGGCAACATCCCAGTGCTACAGGTTGCCATGCTGGGTAAGCGTGTGGCAAGTCTGTTAGTAGATACCACAGAAACACAGAGCTATGATGTAAGTTCAGTGAGATATTCAACCAACCCTGCTGAGTGTTTGCTAGACTATCTACGCAATCCCAGATACGGCAAAGGTCTTGCCAATGCTGACATAGACTACACCACATTCAAAGCAGCCGCAAGAAAATGTAATCAAACAGTGACCTATGTGGCTTCAGGCATACAAGGTCCTATACTCACACTCAACACAGTGGTTGACACAGATCAAAGTTTGATGAGCAATGTCAAGGTCATGCTACAGAACTTTCGTGCATACATGCCATATGTGCAGGGCAAATACAAACTAAGAATAGAAGATGCTGGCAATGACACAGACATCCTGTCAGGGGCCGCTACCATAGTGCAGACCATGACCAAAGACGACATAGTCAGCGACATCACATTCACAGGCATTGACCGTTCATCAAAATACAATGTGGTGTCTGTGACTTATGTAGATCCAGATCAAAAGTTCTCAAATCAAACAGTGATCTATCCAGAGACTGAAAGTGAACGTCAAGAATACATTGTCAAAGATGGCGGCAGAGAAAACAAATATGAAGTTACCATGGGTGGCATTACCAACTATGCCATTGCCAAAGACTTTGCTAGACTGATATTCAACAAACAACGACGTCAAGAATCCTGTGTGTTTACTGCCACCAGCCGTGCGTTGGAACTAGAGCCAGGCGACAACATTCGCATCAACTCCAACATTCTAAACTTTGGCACAGATCCATGGCGTGTGGTTTCAGTGAAGATCAACAATGACATGACAGTGGATCTTGGCTGTGTGCGTAATCCAGACGACATGTATCCCTATGCCAGAGTAGGTGAAGAGGACATAGTGATTCCAACCTATGTGCCTAAGGGATCAATAATTTATTTTCCTAGTTCATTCAATCCTTTACCATTAGGCTTGGTGCCACCAACCAATGCACCATTCCCTGCAATACCAAACCCTACACCACCAGTTACACATCCACCAGTGACCAATCCCACAGATCCAGGTGGTGGCGGCGTAGGTGGCGGTCCAGGTGGTGGCCCTATTACTGTAGATCCAGGCACACCTCCAACTGTAGAAGTGCCGCCTGTGAATGTGCCGCCAGTGGCACCTCCACCTCCTCCACCATTTGATGCAGCGTTGAGATTTGTCAGAACCAGCATTGTGAGATTTGATGACAACAGCAGTCTATTCACACTGACATTTGAACAGCCCAGTGCCGCACTCTACAAATACAGCAAACTGTGGTGGAGAATCAACAGACTTGACACTTGGAAGACTGTGGATCTCACAGATCGTGGACCTGCAGGCTACTACATAAAATGGAGTCTTGACAGACCATTGCCTAATCTTGGTCAATATGAATTCTTTGTGAGATCATATGCAGAAGATGAACGTGCATCAACTCGTGTGACTAGAGGATCATTTGGTGCAAGGATCAGCCCAGCTGATGGCTTATTTGTTGGGGTTGGTGACGGACAAATTGAATCTGTGACTTCTGGTTGGGCTTTGCCTGCCAGTGATGCACCTAGTGTGCCTGTGTATGACAGCGTCATTGACGAATTGACATTGACTCCTATACTGACTTCTGGTGTGCCACAGAGCACACGCAGACTGAGATTGACCATGACACAGATAACCAATCTGTTCACTGGCACCATCAATGCTGAAATTGTAGGTGTCAGAGTCTACTACAGACTCAAAGGCGAAACATACTATGATTTTGAAGATCTAAAATTTGCTGAAAATATACCCAATTTCACCACTCAGACCTTTGATTTGGCCGGTGATTTCGGTCCTAAAAGTCACCCCACACAAATCATACCCAACACAGTGGATGACAACCTACAGGTGTATAATTTTGTCATCAGACTGTTATACAGAGACAAGACCACTGCACAAAGACAGATCGTAGGTAGTGGACCAGTTGAAGGTGTGCAAGGTGACTACAACATCATTACCATGGGTGTGGGCACTCCTGCACTAAGAGCCAAAGGCAGTGCTAGACAAGAACTGATACCTGCAGGCTTTGATCTCAAAGACAGCACTCAGGCACCGACCAATACATTTGCCACAGCGGCTGCAATCGTGCCACAGATATTCTCATGCTTTCCAAGTCCTACTACCAGCAAGATCTTTTGGAGATTTATCAAACCTGCCAGTGGCAGATTTAGAGGTTTTGAAATCCGCTGGCGTCCTGTGACTCCTGGCAGCAATCCTGCCTACAACTCAGTGAACACTGGCACCACACTTGAAGGTGCTACCAACAACATCTTCTTTACTCTAGAAGATGCCAGATACAGCCATTCAACCAAATACCAATGGCAGATAGTGGCCAAGTATTCGAATGGCACAGCCACTCACGTGGATGCAGATTCATGCTTGTTCACAGAAGCCGCGGTGCCGTTCAACTTGGCTGGCAGTCAACCTTTGGTGCCAGATATACTACAATTTGAACTCAAAGACACCAAAGTGGTCAATGGTGAACTGGCCACAGTGTTTCCTGCTGCCAAAAGCCTGTTTGCCAATCGTTGGATCAAACGTCAAGTCACATCAAGCTCTAGCCGCTTTATAACTAATTTCAATGTGACACGAGATACCACTGGGGTCAAGCAATTTAGACTCAACGCTTGGTATCAATTGGAATTCCAAGCACCCAACAACACTTTCACAGATCTTGTGTGTTATAGACGTGTGGTCAATGATGAAGCTCTGCTAAAAACCACTGTGGGCACAACTCCAAAATATTATGGTGTAGGTCCTTGGGAAAAGGTCACCATACCAAGAACCACAGGCATGACATATGATGCTGGCACAGGATTCTACACAGTGAATGTTAGAGGTCCAATAAACTACAACTTCTTTTCACCTTACTATGAAGTATACGGTGGCTACTCCCTGAGAACATCATACTATGGTCCATCTGCACCGTTTCCAAGTTGGGTAGGTGCACCAGGTATGATCACTGACATGTATCCTTATTTTGGTGTAGGCAATGCCTCAACAAGTAACAGAACGCAACCTTACTATGCTGAATACATCTTTGTGCTAAAAGAAGGCGGCACAGAAGGCACCAAAGGTCTAAGGCTCACACAGTTTCAAACAGATATGGAAAATTTAGAAGGCAGGTTCAGTCCTAGTGTTGATGGCATTCAAACTGCAAATATTCCCAAAGATGACTTTGTGACCATTGCCAACTACAATGGCCTACAAGCAGGTTATGGTAGAAACATCAGCGAGGCTCTGACCAATATCACAGTTAGTCAAATGACCACTGAGCAAAATGGTAATGGTGTGCCTAGAATAAATTCAACATGGACAGGTTTTACATTTCCAGATGCTTTCCTTGCAGATCCTGTAGGATTTGCCAGCGGAACCACAAAGGTGCATTGATATGCCAGTAAAAACAGCAGACGCCGCTCTAGTATCCACAGCCACAATATTGGCAGTGACAGGATTCATTCCTTATCAGTCAGGCACGGTTGATCCATTAACCAACACAGTCAAAGCCAATGGCAGCAGCCGTTGGTTGAATCTACAGGGCACAACCTGGGCCGCAACAACCAGATACGTCACAGAATTTGAGCCTATCAAATGGACAGCACCTATCATAGATCTTGGTTCTGTGAAATATTTTACCTTGGCAATCACCAGTGTGTTCCAAGGCACTATCAGTTATGACATCTATGTCAGTGAAACAGGTCTGTTCCAAGGTGAAGAAGACATATATCGTATTCAAGAAGGTGCCACAGGCATTTCAGCCTTCTACGGACAATTCTGCTATGTGACTGCCACAATAACTGGACAAGAATTCAGCAGTATCAATATCACCCCTAACACATCTACTAGAGAGATCCTGTTGCCCAATATCAACAGTAGCACACTCAGCGGATCCAACACAGCAAGACAGATACCTCTTGGTGGTTCAGTTAGTTTGATCAAAGACATACAGATACAGGTAAAAACACCCACAGCCTATGCAGTGGACCTGTATGTGAGCAGCACAGCAACCAGCCAAGTGATCATACCCATGGTGGTCAGCAAGAGCAGCACAGCACCAACCTTTGCATTGTATGGCATTGACAATCAACCTAGAGATGCCGTGGTAGACATACAGATCACAGCATTGCCACAAATGGTCATG